ATTCGAAGCTTATGTTGAAGGCGAAGCGGAAGCCCAGTTTGGGTCCGTCGTTTTCATCTGCTGTGAAGGCTGCGCAGAGCATTCAGTACGATGGCACGAAGAGACGTACGGCATTTTTTTCTCCACTGTTCGCTGAGAAGGTTCGTCGTGACAAGTCTGTTCTGCGTGACGATGTGATCATTATGCAGAGCAAGAGCAGCGCAGACCTAAACGAGCGGTTGGCCTGTTTCGATTGGCGACCTACAGCTGCAGGCGAGTTGAAATATCTTATGCTGGACGGCGAGATGTTCGATAAGTCACAGGTGTTGTCTACACTTGGGATGCACTGGAAGAAGTCAGAGAAGTTCAAGATCCTGCCGGAGTACGTGGAGTTACTTAGACAGAACGCGGCTTACCGTAAGGCCTCTTCTCAAGAGGCTGGTATTCAGGTGTTTTTGACACCGCAGCGTGGTTCTGGTGATTCTGATACTTTGGACGGCAATTGCGATGTGAGTCAAGCCGCGTATGCGCGGTTTATTGCCACTCATCGTGACAAGATCGAGTTTGTACTGATCATGGGTGACGATGTCACTATTGCTTTCAGGGGCGAAATTGATATTGAGTGTCTCGAGAAGGATTGCATGTCTGAGTTCAATTTGTCCGTTAAGGCTACTATTTCCAAGTACGGGAATTTTGTGAGCGGATGGTTGGTTCATCTACCTGACGGTAGTATTAAGTGGGTGACTGATCCGATCAAGCGTGCTGTGTCTTTGGGCGATAGGTCGGTGGTTGCGGATACAGATTTTGGCGAAAAGTATTTGGCTTTCAAAGATCTGTGCACCGGACTCGAAGGGTACGCTTTGCAGCAGTATTTGATACCTGCGTTGACGGAGTCGTATTCACGAGATTTGGGTTATCCCGTGTCGCGTGGTGACATTGCCGACGTGGTGCAAGGAGTTGTCTCTCTCGCTTCCAGTTACGCGGAGTATAGGAAGTGTTTTGGTGAGGGTGCTGTCAAACACAGTTACTAGTGTGATGACAAACGCTGTCGGAATGTGCGTATCATTCTGGGTTGATTACCTAAAATCAGTATACAGGTCACTATAGTTGTTTAGTCAACTCCTGATAAAGTTTTTGGAGGTTTCCAACCAAATTCTTTGCTAAAGTTCC